GCATCAGCATCAGCATCAGCATCAGCATCAGCATCAGCACTTTCTATCGTGGACCAGACGCGCCAGCGCGCTGCAAAAGAAAAATTACATCCAGCTAATTCCGGGGAAACCACCAGCGATGTGCAGATGGAAACGGCTCAGCCAGTCGAAGACGAAAATGATAATGCGGTATCAGCAAGCGAAGGCACTGATGCAACTGCTCCGCAAGCAGATGCCGTGAACATGCGCGACATTCTTGCTGAGCGCTGCCCTGACCTTACCGCGGCAGTATTGAAGGACCAGCAATCAGCAACTGCAGAAGAAGAGCATGAGCCAGAGCCGGAAGCAACAAAATGGCCTGAATTCTTCGAGCCCGGTCGATATGAAGGTGTTCCGAACGATGTTTACCACGCGGCGAACGGCACCAGTTCGACTCAGGTTAAAGATGCCCGTATATCTCTGATGTATTTCGAAAAACGCCACGTCTCGAAAGTCATTGAAAAAATGCGCTCTCCTGTTCTGGATATGGGCAATCTGGTGCATGCGCTGGCGCTGCAGCCTGAACAGCTGGAAAAAGAATTCAGTATCGAGCCGGAAATCCCTGAAGGCGCCTTCACCACGACTGCGACGATCCGCGCGTTTATCGACGAGTACAACGCCAGTCTTCCACCGCTTTTGAGTGCTGACGACATCAAGGCGTTGCTGGAGGCACACAACGCCACACTGCCTCAACCGGTTCCTATGGGTGATGACGTTACCCAAACAGGTGAAAATTACATGGCCTTGCCCGCTGAATTTCAGCGCGTAGAAGATGGCCAGAAAGTTACCGCAGCCAAAATGAAGGCATGCATCAAAGAATATAACGCCACTCTGCCCGCCCAGGTGAAAACCAGCGGTAGCCGTGATGCCCTGTTAGAACAGCTGGCGATTATCAATCCTGACATGGTCGCTCAGGAGGCCCAGAAGGCGCAGCCGCTGAAAGTATCAGGCAATAAAGCGGATCTGATTCAGACCGTGAAATCGGTTAAACCGGATGCCGTGTTTGCCGACGAACTGCTGGATGCATGGCGCGAAAACCCGGAAGGAAAAATACTGGTTACCCGCCAGCAGATGAGCACTGCGCTGGACATTCAGAAAGCACTATTAAATCACCCCACCGCCGGCAAGCTGCTCCAGCATCCGAACCGCGCCGTTGAGGTGAGCTATTTCGGTATTGATGAGGAAACCGGGCTGGAAGTTCGCGTGCGCCCTGACCTTGAGATAGACATGAGCGGCCTGCGCATTGGTGCGGACCTGAAGACCATCAGCATGTGGAACATCAAGCAGGAAGGCCTGCGCGCGAAGTTGCACAGGGAAATCATTGAGCGCGATTACCACCTCAGCGCGGCTATGTACTGCGAAACCGCTGCTCTGGATCAGTTCTTCTGGATTTTCGTCAACAAAGACGAGAACTACCACTGGATCGCCATTATCGAGGCATCCGAAGAGCTACTGGAGCTCGGCATGCTGGAATACCGCAAAGCAATGCGCGCCATCGCGAACGGTTTCGACACTGGCGAATGGCCGGCGCCGATCACTGAAGACTACACCGAAGAACTTAACGATTTTGATGTGCGCCGTCTTGAAGCGCTACGCCTACAGGCATAAGGGGGAACAGTCATGGAAAACACCAACATTGTTACAGCCGAACAGCAAGCACCAAACACCATTTCAGCTAGTAACGCGATCTTCAACGTTCAGGCTCTCGGTCAGTTAACTGCTTTCGCAAACCTTATGGCTGATTCACAAGTGACAGTGCCAGCTCACCTTGCAGGTAAGCCAGCCGATTGCATGGCCATCGTTATGCAGGCTATGCAATGGGGCATGAATCCCTATGCGGTCGCGCAAAAAACGCATCTGGTAAATGGCGTACTCGGATATGAAGCCCAGCTCGTCAACGCGGTAATCGCCAGCTCCAGTGCTATCAACGGTCGATTTCATTACCGCTACGGCGGCGATTGGGAGCGTTGCACAAGGACGCAGGAAATCACCAGGGAAAAACACGGTAAAAGTGGGAAATACACCGTTACCGAACGGGTACGCGGCTGGACTGATGAAGACGAAATCGGGTTGTTTGTTCAGGTCGGCGCGATTCTTCGCGGTGAGTCAGAAATTACCTGGGGTGAGCCGCTTTATCTCTCGGGTGTTGTAACTCGTAATTCACCATTGTGGGTTTCTAACCCGAAGCAGCAGATCGCTTATCTGGGCGTGAAATACTGGGCTCGCCTGTACTGCCCTGAAGTGATTCTGGGTGTTTATAGCCCGGATGAAGTTGAGCAACGAACAGAACGAGAAATCAATCCGGTGCCGGTGCAAAGAATGTCTGTAGCAGAGATTACCAGCAACTCTGACGCCACCACCAGCGAACAGGGTACAGGTATCAGCATTGATTCACTTGCTGATGATTTCCGTGATCGCATTGAACGCGCCGAATCTGTTGATGCGGCAAAAGCTATCAGAGCTGATCTGGATAAAGAGAAAGCTGTGCTGGGTACTGTTCTCTTCACCGAACTGAAAGGTAAAGCAGTGCAGCGCTACTTCATGGTTGATGCCAAAAACAAAGTTGAGGCTGCCATAAATTCACTTCCTAATCCAGGGGATCCGGAAGCAGAAGCGTTATTCGCGAAGGCAGAAAGCACTCTGACCTCATCGCGCCGCCACCTCGGTGATGAACTGTATGACCAGTTCCGTATCACCCTTGACGACATGAAACCGGAATACCTGGGCTAAGGGAGGCGGGAGGGTTATCCCTCCCGATAACGATATGAGCAAATCACTTAACGCACGATGCATACACCGCTGGAAAGTTGAATTCAAAGGGCGCTGCGATTCGAAATATAGCCCCTACTGGCACAAGCGCGATCTCCACGGTTACATCCGTGAGGCGGCACTGACTACAGCGTATTGCATGGTTGAAAACTTGGCCTACAACAACGCAATGCACGATTTTTTCGCTGATGTGGGTGACAGGAATTGCTGGTCGCCAGAGTTCTCAGCATGGTACGACGGGCGTCGAGAGCATTATCTCAAAGAAGCGCGCGACTACCTGAATGAAGAAGCCACCAACGACGAAATCGACGAAGAAATCGAGAACGAACTGGAGGCTTGGAATGACTGAGTGCGGAATGATTTTTAACGGTGAGATGGTTCGCGCCATTCTCGACGGCCGCAAGACGCAGACACGGCGGATCATGAAGATTCAGCCAGAGCATTCAGGGCTTGGGTTACGCCGGGTGACTGACTCCAAAAACGGTAGTGATGACGGTAAGTATTTTTGGTCATCGTCTGATGCGTGCGGCCTGAAAGCGCGCTCCAAATCGTTCAACTGTCCATTTGGTGCCGTCGACGATCGCATCTGGGTACGTGAAACATTTCAGGGGCCGTTATTCGATTACGAACAGATGGAGTCATACCTCGAAGATAGCTCGAAATTCGAAAAGCCAGAATTTTGCCAGTATGCCGCTGATGGCAAGCCAGCGCCGGAATATTACGACGCTGACGACAACCTGCGTCACGGATGGCGCCCGTCAATCCACATGCCGCGATGGGCCAGTCGAATTCTACTGGAAATTACAGACGTGCGGGTTGAGCGCCTCAGAGAGATAAGCCAAGCAGATGCTGAAGCTGAGGGGGTTGGAAAACTGAAGAAAGGTTTCTGGAAAAACTATCAGCCAGGCTGGACGGAGTTTCAACTTACAGCGCGTGGCTCGTTTGCAACTCTCTGGAAATCCATCTATGGCGATGAAAGCTGGTATGCCGATCCATGGGTTTGGGTTATCGAGTTCAAACGAATTGAGGAGCAGACAGCATGAGCCTTAAACATCGATTACCTGAGCTCGAAGCAAGCATTGACCCGGCCGCATTGCGCGCGTCCGCCGACGAATATTCGGATCTGCTGCTGACTTTGTGCTTGTGCATGAAGATGGCCGGCCCCACACGAGCAAACGTACGCGCCTGCGCCACCGCGCTTAAAAAGCGCATGACAACATGGCACTGCCAGAAAGAGCTCAACGCAATTCTGTCCAGTTGGGATCCCCTTGGCTATGTTCTCGGCCTCCGCCGTGAAGCGAACGACAACGCGCGAGCAGCTGGCGATCCGGTTGATGTATTTGTGTGAGGTGGATATGCGACTGATAAACCGAAGCAAACAATCACCGCTAGGGCGCCAGGCTTGTGATGCCGCACTGGCAAAACATGTTGAGCTTTATGGCGCCTACGGGCGACAGAAAACGAAGAGAACTTATACGGTGGTGGTTCAAGGCTCAAAGATCACTGTAGAAGTTGTAAACAGAAAATGCAGTTATGTGGCGACGGCCATGAGTTGCGCCCGTAGGCTGCAGCATCTTCCTGGACAATGTAACTAAGGGGCTTTTATGAATAACGCATCTCATTTCCAAGATGAAATATTGATAACCAGTGACATTCTGTCCAGATACAAAATTTCGCGCAGCACACTGTATTTCTGGAGCACACCATCCCGGATGCCATCGTACTTTTCTCAGCCGTTTCCTAAGCCAAAAATAAATGGCAGTCCTAAAAGATGGCGTTTGTCAGACCTTCTTGCCTGGGAAGACAACATGGGTATCAAACCAGAGGCTGGCCAATCAACTTCTCAAGATGACGTTGCCAAACAGCAAGCCAATGACGCTGATCATCCAAATAATCGTGGAGGTTATACCGCGCCATGACTCCAGACATATGATGCCCTAGTAGCTTTTCCACAACATGTGGTGGCGCACCTAATTCAGAAAGGCGCGTCGCCACTGTTCTTCTCAAATCATGAAGCGACCAAGGTTTCATCCCTGTTTTTGCAATTATCTGCGCAGAGAACAGAGCCACGTTTGGTTGAAGTGGCGGCCTGTCATCTTCTGGCCCCCTGTATCGTGACAACGTCACAACATGTTTTGAAACTGATGTTTCTTTTTCAGCTACCATCATCTGTATTACAGCCTCAGGAAGAGCCCTTCTCACCGACTTCCCAGTTTTATAGTCGCTTGCCGGGATAGTCCATGTTTGTTCCTTGAAATCAAACCATTCCCATTTTGCTGTTCTGATCTCTGTACTTCGACAGCCAGTCATAATGAGAAACTTCATTATCAATTGCTGCCTATATTTCATCTCAGGCAGGGCATTCCAAACTGTAATGATTTCATCATCACTTAACCTGCGATCTTTTACAGCTGCTGTGAGCCCTACATCTGATCGTCTAAGGCTTTCAATAGGGTTCACGTTAATTACCCCACGGTTGGAACAGAAACGAAATGTGCGCTGCATCAAACCGAGCATTTGCCCTGTAACCACTCTTCGCCCCATACCGTCAAAAAGATTTAGCCAGTGAGCTTTAGTTGTCTGATCTACAATCATATTTCCGAGCACTGGGGCTATATGATTATTGAAGTCGCGGCGGTTAACTTTGATTTTTACCAGACCTTCAGGGATGCAGTAGTACTTCTCCCAGTAATCGAATGCTTCTTTCACTGTAAGCGCTTCTACTTTTTTCTGTTTCTCAAGTACTACTTGCCGTCTAGGATCAAGCCCTTCCGCTAGCCAAGCCCTGAACTGCTGCCTACGTTCTCGCGCATGAGCTAATGAGGTGGTTGGATAATCACCAATCGTTAGTTGAGCGGCTTTCCCGTTCCATCTGTAGCGGTAAAAGAATGTTATACTGCCGGATGTAGACAACCTGACATTCAGACCATGTGCGTCTGAAATGACCTCGATTTGGTCTCTTTTTTTGCCAAGAGCTTTTCTTAATTTTGTGTCGGTAAGCAATGTGTACACTCCGGAAGAAGATATACACATTAGTGTACACATTATGCGTAAATTGATAACCTTCAAATCTATGAAGAACACACAAAAATAAAGCGTTACATACTGGCAAGGCGTTGATAATATCGGGATTATTAAAAAGACATAAAGCAT